CGCGGCGGTTGTCACCGAGATCCTCGGTGTAGAAGGTGGCGCCGCAAACGTCGCAGCGCATGGTGGTCGTCGGGGTGGTCGTCGTCGTCATGCTCGGATGCTACTGCGATCGGCGTGCCAGCCGCCGCGCGACCAGCGCACGCCGGGTTAGCCGCGCCCGGCGGCGCTCGAGCACCGGCCGCACTGTCGTCGCCAGCGACACCCCTGCCGCGGCACCGCACGAATCTCGAGGAGCGGCGCGGGGTTTGCGGTCGAGTGTCGTCGCCGCGGGCGGTACTGTGCCACGATCGCACGCCTCGACGCGCAAGTGTGCGGACCCTCGAGCGCGAGCCGCTCGATCTGCACCGGCGATCGCGGGGTTACGAGATGGCACGCCGATCGCAATACCCCTCGGCATGACGAACACCACCGACACCAGGAACCTCGGCGTCACGATCATCTGCGCCGACGCCGGCGTGCCGTCCGGCTGCTGCGACGCCGACGGCGCGATCGACTTCACCGTCGACATCGTGATCGACGGTAACACGCTGACGCATGTCGGCGTGACCTTGATCCCCGATCCGTGCACCGGCCGACTCGAGGCGTGGGGCAACCTCGACCACTGGCTCGAGGATCGCGGCGTGCAGCTCGTGCGCTACCTCGGCGACGCCGGGCGCGACCTCGCCGGCGAGATCGTCGGTGTCTGCGCCGCCGCGGCGCGCGATGGCATGTGCACGTCGACGATCGAGATCGACGCCGGCGTGATCGACGACCACGCCGACGAGGTCGCCGCCGACGATGTCGCCGACTTCGTGCGCGAGAACCCCGGACCCGCGTTCGGCGGTGCGCCGCTCGTGCTCGACGGATGGAGCGACGCGGCGATCTCGGCCGGCGTCGCCGACATCGTCAAGGTGCCGACCGTGCTGCAGTCCCTGTTCTACGCGGCTTACGACCGCGCCGCGCGCCGCGCGGTCGCGCTGCGCCTCGTCGCCGACGAGGACGCCGCGGCCGACGCCGAGGTCGCGTCGTGATCCTGCGCGTCGAGATCGTGCGGCGCGACTCGGGCGACTACGTCGCCACGCTCACGTACGCCGGCGGCTACGTCGAGGATGTCGGTCCGTTCGGCGACCTGTGGGAAGCGTGCTCGGTCGTCGGCGGGATCGACGAGTACCGCGAGACGATCGCCGCCGAGCTCCTCGGCGGCGGGTGCTGCACGCACCCGCCCGAGCCGCCGCCGCCCGAGCCGATGTCGGCTGAGTCGCTGTGCGACGCGCTCAAGCGCGCGGTCACGGCGTCGCGCCGCCGCCGCGGCGACACCGAGCCGCTCACGTTCGACGCGGCGGCGGCCGCGGCCGAGCGACTCGCAGGGCTCAAGAAGTGACCGCCTAGCCCTCGAGCAGATCATCGAACACCGGCTCGGCGGTGCACCGGCACAGGATTGGCTCGCCGGGTAGCTCGCCGTTCGGCGGCGCGTCGTACCTGTAGATCTTGTCATGCCTCGCGTAGTGGCTCGGCGTCGCGTCGGGGTAGCGGCCGGCCGGGTTGCCGCGCACGCGCTGGTCGCGGACCGTGCGCCAGCGGAACCGCGTCACGCCGAGTTCGCGCTGCCGCGCGGCGTTGATCTGCCCGTACAGCTTCCCGACCTGATCACGCGCGATCAGCCGCGCGCGGCGCTCGGGGAATCCGAGCCGGTGCTCGAGGTCGGCGGCGAGCGTCGACCACTGCTCGCCCGACTGCACCGCGGCGACCGTCGCCGCCTCGATCTGCGTCGCGACCGCGTCGGGGATCGACCGGACTAGCCCGACGTTGGCTTCGGCGAAGGCATCGACCAGCGCCGGCAGCCGCGCGTCGGTCGCGATCACGTCGACGCCGAGCGCGCTGCGTACCTGCCGCGCGAGCTGCTCGCGGTTGTACCCGGCCGTGCGCGCGGCCGCGACGCGCGCGCGCCGCTCGACGTCGACCTGCCGCGCGCGCTCGGCGAGCCGCTCGCGCACGCGGTCGATCAGCGCGCGCACGCGCCCGACCTCGCCGGCGTCGAACCGCTCGCGCCTCGCCTGATCGAGCATCGCCGGCAGCGCGGCGAGCAGCTCGTCGAACGCCGGCCGCACGAACGACAGCGCCGCGGCGAGCTGCGCGCCGTAGTCGTCGCCGATCCGATCGGGCGGCTGCTGCGCCGGCACGCGGCCGGGTGTCTTGCGCGCCGCGCCGGCCGCGCGCATCGCGCCGATCCACGCGCGCGTAAAGTCGGCGCGGCTCACGGCGCCTCGGGCGGCGCGTCCTTCTTGGCGCCGAACGGCGGCGACCCGCCCGCGCCGGGTGGCTTGGGAGGCCCGCCTGCGCCGACGTTGATCACGGGCGGTTCGGGCTTCGGCGGCTCGAACGTCTCGGGACCGAGGATGCGCAGCGCGGTCGGCGCGTCGACCGGGAACGCGAGTTCGAGGATCGCGGCGGCGGACTCGCGCGAGATTTCCTTGGCGCCGGCGGCGCGCACGACGTCGATCAGCGCGGTGACCTGCACGCCGGTGAAGGCGGTTTTCGCGGGCTCGAGCGCTGGCGTCGGCGAGCTCGCGCCCGGCATCGGAAGTGCGGCACCGCCCGCCGGCGCGACCGGCACCGATGCGCCCCCCGACGCCGGTGCAGTCCCGTCGACGGGCGGCGATCCGCGAAGATCCTCGCCGGCGTCCGTCTCGACCTCGACCTCGACGCTGGGCGCGTCGGTCGTGATCTGCGTGTCGTAGCTGAATTCACCGCCGGCGAACCGCGACTCGCGCACCTCGTCGGGCGACAGCACGCCGCGGTCGAGGTAGATCGCGTCGGCGTCGGCTTGCGTCTTGCGCGCGGTCGCGCGCTCGGTCGCAGACTCCTGCCACAGCGGCCGCGGCTTGACCGTGATCCGGCGATCCTCGGTGACCGCGATCCCGAGCCCGCGCGCGATCAGCGCGCTGACGCGCTCGAGCGCCGGCACGATCTCGCGTTCCTGCGTCGACTTGCGGCGATCGTAGTAGCCGCGGATGTCGCTCTCCCCGGTGGCGTTCATGCCGCCCGGCGAGACGCCCCAGAACAGGGTTACGGGCGTGTCGGCGGCGGCGGCGACGCGCCGCATGTGCAGTTCGAGGAGCTCGGGCAGCCCGGTGACGGGCGTCGTCGTGCGCAGGTAATCCTCGTGCTCGGCGTCGATCAGCAGCATGCCAAGCGTCGACTTCGCGAGGCTCGTCGCCTGCAGCCGCGCCGCGAACCGCCCCGAGTTGTCGGTCGCGAGGATCTGCGCCAGCCCCTTGATCTTGTACACCGCCTGCCCGAAGTCCTCGACGAGCAGCCCCGTCGCGCCGAACGCGGCGGCGAAGTCACGGATCGTCGACCATACGCGGGTCAGCAGCGAGTCGCCCCAGCCCGGCAGCGCGCCGTATGCGTCCGACCTCGAGACGCGAACGCCGTCGAACCGCACGAGCCGTGACTCGTGGATATCCATCGTCTCGTAGGTCGCGCGCTCGCCGGGCGCCGCCGAGCCGACCGACAGCGGCGAGTACCGCCAGATCGCGACCTCGCCGAACTTCGGCGCGCGGACGTCGGCGTAGTAGTACAGCGGCGTGAGCTCGCGCGCCTCGATCTCGAGCACCCACGACAGGCCGCGCGCCTTGTCGTCGCGCAGCGGGAATCGCAGATCGGTCACGCCGTCGTCGACGCCGAGGAGCAGCGCGCCGCCGCCGTACGCGCGGCGGTACTCGAGGCACTTCCGCACCTTGCCGACCACGTCGAGGCGCTTCCACTCGTCGGTGATCTTGACGCTGGCTTCCTCGTCGCCCGGCACGTCGACGTCGAACCCCTCGCGGGTTTCGTCCTCGGGCGCGCGCTCGATCAGCTTCGCGACCTCGGGGTCGCCGCGCCACAGCTCGCGCGCGACGTCGACGCTGACGACGTCGGCGCCGTAGTACTTGTGTCCGAGCCGCTTGTCGCGCGTCTCGACGCCCTGCCCGGTCAGCAGGTTCGCCCAGCCGTCGAGGCGGCTCACGAGGTCGACGATCGACGCCTCGTCGATGCGCGCCGCCTTCGCCGGCCGCCCCGCCGGATTGCCCGACCGGCCGGGCGCGAACGGGCGACCCCGCTTGCGCTTGGCGGGTGCAGCGGGATCAGCGGTCGGATCAGCGTCGTCGCTCACGCCGAGCAGCGTAGCACACGCGCCGGATCAGCGCGCCGCTCGGTAGTAGCCGGACATCTGCCACGCGCCGTCGCGCCACGACAGCCGCGACTCGATCCGGATGGTCGTTCCGGCCTGCCTGTTGACGACCCACTCGCCGCGGTACAGCGATGCTCACGGATTGCCTGCCTTGCCTGCTCTTCTCGCTCGCCTTGCTATGGCTCGTTCACACTTTCTGCAATCTGCCACTACGCTTTCATCCTCAGTCTGCCACCACGCGCCGCGCGACATCTCGATGCCGCAGTCCGTGATGATCGTGACGTCCTTGTCGGCCAAGACCGAATGCCATGTGCGGCCGAACTGCATGCGAACGATCCGCGCGGTTGGTGCAGGCTCTCCGCGCTTCCATTCAGGCCAGTTCGCAACCTCGTCGCGGGCACGCTTCACCGCGTCAAGAATCGGGCCTGTGTCCTCGTCGCGGAGAATGCGAAGTTTTCCTCTCACGTCTTTCCTGCCTTGCTCGGGTCCGCGCCGAGGCGGATGGCTTCGCGCGCGACGGCTTGCATCTGCGCCATCGCATCGATGTCGATCGTCATGCCCCACACCAACGCACGGCGCGCGGCGGCGATCTATCGCAAAACGCTCACGCAGCCCGGGTGCAGCGGGATCAGCGGTCGCGCGCGCGGTAGTAGCCGGACATCCGCCACGCGCCGTCGCGCCACGACAGCCGCGACTCGATCCGGCCGTGCGCGCACTCCCCTTGCCGCCCGACCGTCTCGCACAGCAGGTGCCCGCACAGCACCTCGATTTCGGCGGTCTGTGCGTCGACGCCGATCACGCGCACGCGCCGCACACCCGCAGGGGAATCCGCCTCGTAGATCTCGCCGGGCTGCACCGCGACCGCGCCGGCGCCGAACCCGCCCGACGCGCTCACCGCGACACCGCCTCGAGCAGCCACGCGACCTGCTGCTCGCGGGCGCCTACAGCGTAGCCGGCGGCGGCGGCGGCGGCGTTGGCGGCGTTGGCGGCGTAGCGGGCGGCGGCGGCGTCGGCGGCGTCGGCGGCGGCGGCGTTGGCGGCGTCGGCGTCGTATGTGTAGGTGTGGGCGCCGGCGGCGGCGGCGGCGGCGCACCGCTCGGCGAAGGCGACCAGCGCGGCGCGATCGTGTCGCGCCAGGTAGTGGCAGCCCAGCCACACACGATCCCGCGGCGCGGCGCCGTCATACCGCAACGCCTCGGCGATCGGCACCGCGTCGCGTCCGGCGAAAGCGTCGGCGAGCGCGGTGTCACTCCAGCACGCGCCCCACG